TAGAGAAGTCTCCTGTGAATATGGCAAATATACCCTCCCCAAAAGTGGAGAATCTATCTATCAATACATCAACTACTGCTCCCATTCCCTTGAGTGCCTGAGATAACTTATCAGCACCTCTCTGAGTTTTTGTGAAGTAAGAAGTCAATGAAGTAATAGCAACCAATAAGAGACCTATCCCTGTGGCTGCAATAGCCACCTTCAGAGACTTCATTGCAGTAATGCCCTGCTTAATACCTGCAACTCCCTTCTTGAATCCAGATACCAAGCCTCCTGTCATCTTATCTATCTGATTGGTTACACCACCAACTCCTGATTCAAGATTCTCAACATTCTTCTCAGCCTTAGAAGTATTTACATTGATCTCTATTTCTTTCTTAACCATCCTATCTGTTCTTTTGCCTCACTCCACTTCGTTAGGATCTTCCATTGTCCTTTTGCTATTCTCATATCCTGATCAATAGCATCAGTCTTCCTAAGTTGTTCTATTATAAAACCTAAATCCATCATACATCGTTTAGAAGTTCCAATGTAGCCTCTTCCGTTCTTAGATTCACTTGTAACGAATTAATTACATATCTCCTTCCATTGATATCCAACTTATCATTCATCCTCAACTGAGCGATCACCTTAAATGGAAGGATAGCCTTCATCTTGTAGATTCTCCTTTGAGTTGAGTAGAGATCTGTGATATAATCTTCCCAGAATTGATTGTATAAGGTCTGGGCATAACTTTGTTCATGAAAAGAATCAACTTCAAGTCCATAGGATAGCATTTGAGTAACATCTCCTGCTACTCTATTATTTACATTAGAAACAAGGTACATCTGATCAGAAGGAGTGTTGTCCGTTAATCCTGTCTCATCTAAGAATCCAATAGGATAAGCAGAGATGTCTATTGTGCTTGGAGAATAGAAGATTACAGGCTCACCTATATAAGGCTTACCTTCCTTATCTATGCTCTTCCCACATACCCAATTAGTAACTCCATTACTTGGATCATCTAACTTGGTATATTTCATCAACTCAAAAGTTGTCTCATTGGACAACTCACCACCATCAAAGTTGAAATCTGCTCTTAGATCACCATATCCTATCCCTCCGTTTGCATTACGATATGCTTCCTCAATATATGATCCTGACTCCTGATAATTGAATGAGATTCTTCTATTCAACTCTGGCTTCATAATCTTCTGGGATGATATATCTACATATTCACTCACCTCATGATTTGTTCCTAAAGCATACCAATCATCTAAAGGCTCAACATTGAACTTCGTTCTACTTGTAGGCTCAACTACCAGATTGAACATCTTCACCAATCCAATGAAGAAGTCATATACCTTCTGCTCAGGCATCTGATCAGACATTATCACATCCAAAGAGAAGATCTGAGGAGATGAAAGAGATGCCGTCCAATACACATTAGCAGGATTCGTGAATTCCCTTCCTGAAGCACTTACTGAATCAACTCTTACTGCTCCACCATTCCAATTCGTAGGAGGTGAGAATCTCATCTGAATACGATCCCCTGTTGATAGACCAAAGAAATAAATATCCTCATCAGTTACATTCCCTGAATGAGATCTACTTGTATAATATGCCCCATTGATGTAGAAATGAATCTGATAATCAGCAAGAGATGTTATACTATACCTCCACAAGAATCTATCATAAGTAGAAGGTACTATTGCTACATCATCTGTAATATCAAATCCTGATCCTGTGGTAGAAGTGAAATTCAATTTCTTTGCCGTGAATCCATTCTCCTGATCAAAGAACATATATCCCTCTCTTCTATGCGCCCATAGGAATAAGTCTGTAAACTTGCTATTTGAGAAGAATGATGAAGTGAAAGTGATTCCATACTTACTCTCAATCGCATCAATCAACTTACTGATCCTGATAGCAGGTTTCAACTGATAGTAATTCAGACCATGAGTATCATTCTGAGTATGGTAAGCAAGATCATTATCCTCATGTGTTGATGAGGCACTATCATATATCCAATCCCTAACAGGAGATATCAATGGATATATCACATTACCTGAGTGAAGAGGAGTAGTCCCCTCAAACGCTCCTCTAATGACATTTCCATCATATGTGTGATCATATGCTGATAGATCTAAATCAATCAATTCATCCTCACCAAATAAATCCTTTAGATTCACCCCTGCTGAGAAGAATACCACCTCATATGAAGAGGGCTTACCCTGAGCCATATCAACAGAAATCAACTCAATAGATCCCTCTCTGAATAATTCCTTATTCACAAAGATTGTAGCATCCTGTCTTAATGAAGCCTGAAAGCCTCCTGATATATCACAATTATAGTAATGCTTGAATACCGCATTATTAGTCTTGGATGCAGGAACTTGAAAGTTCTGAGTATAATCTGTGAATAGTTTAGATATATCCTGAACATTCTGAATGGTCAATGTGATGTTCACATCTTCATCCTTGAATACATCTAATTTCTCAGATCCTATGTAGATTTCTATCATAGCATTGCATTCTCAGGGTTAGCCATTTCAATCTGGATCGTATAATTGATCAGTTTCTCATTGATATGCTTTTGGAGAGTCAATGATTCAGTCAAGATATTAACTGCTCTCTGTGATTGAGATATATCAAATCCAAATCCAGATTGAGTAGTATCTCTATCATAGACCATTAATACATATTCACTCATCAATAGTTGCTCCATTACTTCACTATAACTCTCATCCACAAATCCTGTGTTGATAGTCATTGAATGGTTCGCCTGATGGTTATATGATCTCACTCCTCTTGCTTGACTTCCCCAAGTATAACCTGATGCTGATGCTGATCCAATCTGTGATCTATAAGTCTCTTTCTGGAGATTCAGATCAATATCTGATCTCTTAAAGAATGTGATATTATCCCAAGCACCATATCTATTCACAAAGTATAGGCTCACAGGATCATACTTAGGCTCACACTCATTATAGACTCTCATAGATTCAATCACATTATTAAATCCATCTAATAACTGAATATCATAGTAAGAAGTCCTGTAAGGAGCAGTTCCTCCATAACCATTATTGTCCTTCCAATTGGATAAGTTAGCAACTCCAGCAGGGAACAATAAAACACGATCCTCAACCTTCGTTCCATAAACATCGCTCTCAGTAGGAGCATATTGATAGGAAGTCCCATCTGCATTCAATACCTTGATATTAGCAAGTCCCAGATTACAACAAGACAACGCCTCAATAGTACCACCATCCGCTATCACTCTATCACGATATCCATAGATGATATCCAACCCCTCTCCATGTTTACCTAAATAGATAGGCATCATGAATGCATCCTTCTCATAAGCATATCTCTGATACTGCTGAAGGATTGGTCTTTGGATATTCTTATTCGCTCCCTCTGTGAACTTCCCATAACCATATGTCGCTATAAAGGTGTCCGTAGATCCTGTGTCATTTACTACAAATGGATCACTTATATATTCAATATCATAATCTACTTGAACCCATAATTGAGCATCAGGAGCATTCTTTACAATCGTGTCCTGAGTCAATTTAGATATCCTGTGATTGAATTCATTCTCCAATAAAGGAGCGATATCAGCCGTAGGATATACATCCACAAATCCAGATTGTCTGTCAATAGTATAGATAGGATCAGCAGGTCGTGATGCCTCTTCTCCTGTCCAAGCATAGATCTCTAACTTAAAGTATCTTATATCACTTGCTGATATTCCTGTACCATCCCAAGTGATGAGAATCGGTGATCTTGCTCCTACTAAGCCTATGGGACTAATTACCGCCATTCTTATATTTTTCGTTTAATTTGTCAATTGTGAACTCCAAGAAATCCTCCATATCTAAAGCATATGCCTCAACTAATTCCTGTGGTAGTTTAGCGTAGCCCAGATTGAAAGGTCTTGAATAAAAATTAGAAGCAGGTATTCCCTTCTTCCCAATGCTCTTAACTATCGCCCATGCCGTTTGGTCATAGGTCTGGAATCTTCCCTTATTACTTCTGAACTGAATCCTGCGATCCTGAACCCATTTCCTAAGAGGTGAGAATGGAGGATTCTTACCTGCCTTTCTTCCCTTATCTACCCATTCCCCATATTCATTCATCAGGAAATCAAACTCAAATGAGTTAGGCATCGCCTTTACATCATAATCCAGAGATTCATAGAGGCTATTAGTTACATTCTTCTTCTTCCTTGTAAGGTTCTTTCTGGACTCCCTTACAAGATACTTTCCAAACTTATCTAATGCCCTCTGTGTATTCTCTCCCTTCATCTAACAGATGTTATTAGGGTTCATAGCCTCTATCTGAAGAGTTACCTTCCATCCACAGATGTTAGATTCCATATCCTCATCAAAAGGCTCTGCAACAGGATCATTCACTAACCTGAAATAAGCATCATACTGATCTCCTCTCCTGAAGGTCGCAAGAATCTCAGATATCGCTGCTAATGTTCTATGATATATATCCTGCTTCATCATATTCCCCTCATACAGATCCTTAGCCTCCTTTGAGTAATCTACGATATCCATTACCAGAAGATCAAACTCATAGGTTATCACTCTCTCTCCTAAGGTCGCAGTTCCTGTCATGACATGAGCAACAGGAAACATATCCTGCTTCCGAAAATCTAAATCAAAGATATCTCCCCAAGTTACTTGGTTGATCTGATCATTTGATGATGCAGCACTCTCAAGTGCCTCTGTTATTTGATAGTATCCCTTCTTCATACAATTAAAAAACCCTATTCGCTAAAATAGGGATAAAAAAAGAGGAGATCCACCACAGACCTCCTCAACCAAACCAAACCTAATGAACCACCATTAGATCCCTAAATGTACATCTTCTTCTGAACCGCATTCACAAGCAGCATAAGTCTGCTCACATTCTCGGCAGCAATCGCAATGCCACTCATAATCACTATACTCTCCGCATATATGACACCAACCCTCTTGTGATTCCTGATATACTGCTAATTCTCTATCTAAGTAATCCATCACTTAAAATAATTATAGAAGTTAATAGGAGAGCAGTCCATCTGAATGATTCCTGATAAGGTAATCATATCCTGCATCTGTAATTCATTTACATAATCTATGCTCTTCAATCTATTGATGAACATCCCTGTTATCGTAGGATATGAATCCAACTCTTTCTGAAGTGCATCTAAATGCTCTGGCTTAATCTTATCATACAAACTCATAATGCAGGAATTTCAAGGTTATCAATTACGAAATCATAAAGAGCAACAAACGCTAACTGCTGGATGTTTGTAATTACTCCAAACTCATTATCCTCCCAATCTGTCATCCCACAGGATGAAATTATCTGGAAGCAATCTGAATAATAGATACAAGCATTATCTACTTCCTGATGTATAAGTGAATAAACATCACCACTATCACTTTGCTCAATTAGATCCTGAAGATCTCCTAAAAACTGATACTTTTTGAATTGATTCATCTCTCTTAAATATTAAAGGTTATTCTCTATTGCATCAATAGATTCAGCAATAGACCACCATTCACTTGAATTGGATTTTCCTAAATGCTCTAAGTTTTTTAGTTCCTTATTCAAAGTAACTAAATAAGACTTTTGGGTTGATGTAATTTCCACTTTCATCTCTCTATCTTTTTAATGATATTCAAAGATATCAAAAAAAACTTTTAATAATCAAATCCTAAAAAGAATTTTTTTTCATCAAAGATTTTTCTACCTGAGCCTTATCTATCTCATACTCCAGATAAGTCATTGCAGTTCTAAGAGGGAGTTCCGTTACTCTTTCAAATTTGAGGAGATCACCTTGAGCAATTTGATATACTGCTCCATACCAACTCCATTTTCTGGAGAATTGAGATTGGACATCAAAGGAATCTCCTTCTCCTCCTTCTCCAAAGATTGAAGGAAAGTTACTTGTAAGTTGATCTCTAAACGATAAAAAAAAAGCAGACAACCCAATAAGATGTCCGTTCCAAGATCCTGAAATCCTAATCCATCATGAACATCTGGATCATAATTCTCTATATCATATCTACCAAACATCTTCTTAGTGATAGGTCTATATAATACTCCCAGAACCTTCTCAGCATTCATGTAAGGCTCTTTCAGATACTGATCAAGGTCTATGTACTCTCCAAGTGAGATGTCCTCTAATTTGGGATGAAACCCATATTCCTTCCCTTTGAAGGTGAAGGTCTTTATAAGATTAGGCTTCTGAGATAACACCTCAGCAATCTGATATCTGATCTCATCAAGATCATTCTTTTTCATCTTCTCCTGCTGATCAGGAGTCAATCCACAGAACTGATATACTGCTATCTCATCAGCATTCTCCTCATCTGCTAAAGTGATGAACTTCTTATAAGCACTTATCTTAATATCTGATAATGCTTCAGGGATCTCTATACTAACGGATTGTGTATCTCCCATAATTAGGTTTGCTTAGTTTATTATATACTCCATATCTCATTGCATCAATGAGGTGATTCCATTTATCCTCAGGCTTATTCAGGAGGTTTCCATTCTTATCCTCCATCCACTTATAGTTTTCCATCTCCTTCATGAGATTACTTCCTATGATATGGATCTTATATCTCTTTAACATATCTATCCCTGCATTAACAGAGTCTGCTCCCTTTGCCGTTGGTTTGATATTCCATCCAATCCTATGCAGTTCCTCAATTGATTTAGGCTCTGCTGAATCTCCGAAGATCTCATCATACCTCCCTATTCCTATCTTCTGGAATTCTCTATCCAGATCCTGATTAGTGAGGTTCGTAGAATATATCATCTCCTGAAAGTATAGATTGTTCCCTTCTTGGTAACATCCTACTAAGGCACTTGGATCATTCGTGAACCCAAAGTCAAGCCCATAAGATAGGAACTTAGCAGTTGCAGGAATCTGCTGAATAGTGGTGAACTGAAATACCTGCGCTCTGTTTGTTCCTCTCTCCCCTAATCCATAAACCCTCCAATAATGCTCATCCGTTTCCTTTAATCGCTCTATCTCATCTATGATAGTCTGATCTAAGAATGGATTGTCTCTGTATGTCGTTTGATAGAATGCTGCATCATCTCTTGGTATTACCCTATCATAGATCCAATGGAAAGTGTCTGAAGGGTTATAATCCAGAATGATTCTT